TCCCTTAGGTCGGCTTGATGACCTCGGTGACCCAGATGTCGTTGATGAAAGTCACCTGACCAAGCGAGCGCGGGATGGTGATCTCGGCGGCCGTATACCCGTCCTCCCATTTGACCTCCCAGTCTTCCGTGCCGGCGTCGGCCGAGGTCGTCCCGAAGGTAATTTCGATGCCGCCGTAGCCATAGCCAGGGGTCGCAGAATAGGGGTTGGCGTTCGTGCTAAGAGGGTATGACCTGAAGCCGACCTTGCCCTTGATGACCGTGCCTTCGCTCCAGCAGCTGTAGACGTTGTCGGGGTGGGGGCTGATCTTGAACTTCGTTGTGATCTTGAGCTCCGACGTTGTCTGGAGGAACGGGTAGTATTCGTTCGACATCGTGGAAAGGTTCAAGACCTCCGAATCAAGGTTGGTCACCGATGCCTCATAACTGCAGAAGCCGACCTGTTGCGGAGTGGCCGGAGGACCTGATTCATAGTAGTTGAACGTATAACCAGAGGTCGGAATGATGCCAGGGAATGGGATCGCCTCGAAGTCATAAGCGGCGTCCGTATGCCAGCGCGGGAAAGTCTGTTGCAAAAGGCCTGCCGCGGGCTCGCTCCCGCTGATGTTACCGACGTCTCCGTTAGGGTCTGGGATTGGCTGGAAAAGCGGAGCCGATGGGTCGTATTGGTAGACGATGTCGCTCGGGTAGGTGTATTCCCAATCTGTGGTGGTCATCTCTATGCGCAACCAACCGAGCCCGCACCCCGGTGCCATCACAACCTCGATGTCTTCCTTGGGATAATTTTTTAGCCAATGTTGGTAGGAGTAAAAGTCCTCCTGCTTGGGCTTGCTGGTCGTGGTCGTCTGAAAGTCGGAAAGTTCCGTCTGGTCCCTGTCTGTGAAGGGGTTGTTGTCGGCGGGTTTGCCCAGGACAATATAGGGCTTCGCCGACCTGTTAGGCAGAGCCATGTCAGACCGCGCTCCACCAATAGATGGCCGTGTTCGTCCCGCACTTGAACCGCTCGGTCCAAAGGGAATTGCAACCGATGGTCTTAGTGATGGTAAACGTCTCGGTGTATTCGACCGGCTCGGTGTCAGGTATGGCCGTCTTCGTGCCAGTGACGACCGCGATCATAATCCAGGAGTACTCGTCATTGTCGATTTTGTCGTCGGCGCTGACGCGGATGGACGGGTAGCCTTCCCCAGATCGGGCAGGGTAATAGGCAGGGGTCGATCCTGACGACGCGCTGTTCCCGCAGCGGATATAGATGTAGTTCGTCGTCGTCCCTTCGGTCAGGCCGTCGGAGAAGACCTGAATGTCGGGCGGAGGGTCGTTCGTAAGAAGGACACCGTCGTCAGACTTCACGACCAGGTTGTTGACCATGCCCGGGGTGATGTTGACGTAGTAAGCCTCGCCAGACTTGCGGACGTTATAGGTCGTTAGTGGGCAGACCTCTTCGTCGCCAAGGTTGTAGTTAGCCCACGGCCCCCAGGGTTTCTCGATGGCAAGGTTCGTCCCTTGGCTCGACGCGTTGAATGTATAACCGACTCCGGGCTGGATGCTCATCGGTCGTCAGATGTTGACGTAGACGTCAGGCGGCCAGCCTTCCTTCGAGTAGCGGATCTCGTAAAGCACCTTGTAGAGTAAGCCGAACTCCTCGACGTTGACCTGAGAGAGCAAGTTCTGGTTTCCGAAGTCGCCGGTTCCCGTCGGGCCCCATGCGGGAATCAGTTGGAACACGCCCCAAGAGTTGCCACCTGTAGCGGTTCCGAGAAGGGCGTATAGGGCTTGAACGAAGGAGGAAGAACTCGTGTAGATCACGCCCGAGTAGGTGGTCGTGCGGGCGAGATACTGGGTCTTGCCGTAGAGCTCAGGGACGTCCGGGTCGACGAAGCCGATGAAGCGTCCGCCCATGCCAGTCTCGAAGCATGCACCGTTGTATCCCTGGGACGATGGAACGACGACGGGCTTGCCGGCGTTCGGAGAAGGATCGACCGCGATGACCGTCACGGGAGGCCCGAGGGTCGAGTCGTCGTAAGCGCCGCCGAAGTCGGAAGGGAGACCGGCGAGGGGTAATCCTCCGTAACCAGTTGCCGCGGTAAAGAAGTTCGGATGGGTCGTGATGTTCTCGGCAGTCAGGCCGTTCGCGACTGACGTGTTTGCGGTGGTCATTATGCCGCCGCCCACCGTCGGGTCGATGCCGACGTAGTCCACCTTGACCGTCTTGAACTGAAGGTTGTCGTAACTGATGCTGGACTTGTGCGCCTTGAGGTAAGTCAGGCCGCCGAAGTCCAGGGGGGCGCCGCGCTGCGTGACCGGGACGGCGGTCGCCCAGTCGCATTTATAGGTCGCCGACGCGGTGACCAGTCCGAAGCCGTCCGACATGACGGTGATCCCGGGCTGGATAAGCTCGGACGAGAGGGCGTTGCCTGTGTTGACGATGGCCATGGTAGATTAGACGGCTCCGATTTTCTGGAGGGTGACAGGGACGGCCTCAGTGAACGGAGAAGGAACCATGCCGCCCTTATTGATGAGGCTCTGCTCCTGAAGGATGATCTTAATTTCCTCGAGGATCTCATTCTGGCGGGTCATCTTCTCCATGACCGGGTTTGCGCCGACGCCGACGACCGTGCCGAAACCTTCGGGGCCCTTGAACGAGCCGGCCTTGGCTTCAGATTTTTGCTCAGGGTTAATCCCTGCCTGGGGATTCTTCCTAGCGTCTTCAGCGATGATAGCCTGAACCCTAGATTGAATCTCTGGGTCATCATGAATGAGGCCTGCCTTTGTTTTTTGGAATGGGTGACCGAAGAACTTTTCTCTGTATGCTTCGTCATACATTTGTTTTCCGCGTGGGTCATTCTCCAAGAAATCCTTGGTAATTTTTGCACGGGCAGCAGCGGCCTGCTCGACCGTCTCCTTGTCTTTCTTTTCGTTGTTAAGCTTGTTGGCGTAGTAACGATCCTGGGCGGACATTAGTTCGTTCGTACCTTCGATGGCTGCTCGATTAGCGTCTTCTTGTTTCTTTTGATTATCTGCAATTAATTTGCCGATAAACGCAGTGGCAGAAGCAACGAGCGCCATAGGGCCTAGGGCCGACAAAAAGATGTCCTTGAAAGACGTTCCAAACTTGTTGCGGATGTCCTGAAGTTGCTTGTCAAAACCAGAGACAGCCGTCTTCGCCTTATTCATGGCATCCGGGACGTCGGAGTCCGTCTTAACTTTTAACGTAAGGTCTTGGGCCATGGTCTCTTTACTCTGCGGGATTGGCAACGGGGGCTTCCCCTTCGCCGGCCTTCAGCTGCTCTTCGATGTAGGCCTCCTCTTCCGGGGACATGATCGCCACGTCGACGCCTTTGCGCATGGCGAAGGCCGCGTTCATCCAGATGGCCTGACACTCAGGCATCTCCCAGGCACGCTTTTCGTCGATGCCGTTGGCCACTAGGTTTGCGACGATGGCTAGCGGGTACGGGAGGCCCTTGCTTCCTCCGCTCTTCTTCTGATCTTGCTCCCAGAACTTTGGCCAGTTGTCGATTAGGATGTAGCCTGAGAAGGCTTTCACGAGCGCCTCAAATCGATAAGGGTTACTGGATAAGTAAACAATTCTGGCTTTGTCGATTATGCTTACATTACCCAGCGTTTCTTCGGCGCACACCTGACATGCAAACAATAAGTCTGCAGGAGTAATCCCGCGATCACCTGTCACAAGTGGGGAGTCGAACGCATGCAGGCGCACGCGGTACTTTAGGCACCAAGGGTAAAGAGTCCTGCCTAGTAACTTGAACGGGGCAGGGTCTACCTGGCTATTTAGGAAGCGCCTATCCACTCCCCCTAGCCTACGCCCCTTGCGGGGGTGTCAATTAATAGGTGATCTCTTCGTACGACTCAGCGGTGACGCTGACCGAAACGAAACCCTTCGAGCTGCCGCGGTCGTCGACCTTGGTGATGACGCCCGAGAAGCTGACCGAAGCGGAGCCGCCAGGGTAAGCCGAGGCGGTCTTCGCGGTGAAGGATAGGGTCGCGCCGAGCTGCGGGACGGACGTGAGCTTGGCCACGCCCTCGACGGTGATCTCGGAGCGGCGGTCGTCGTAACGGGCCGTCACGGTCAGGCCGGACTCATTGACCACGGTTCCCGTGTTGTTGAATCCAGAGCTGACTGAGTAGGACTGCACGAAAAGGGAGGCCACTTGGCCGGCGCCGATTCCGTAGAGGCAGACTACGCCTTTGTTTACTTCGCTCATCTTACTCCTGCTTTAATTGGCAACCTACTCGGGGTTCAGGCAAGTGAGGATGTCGAAGGCGAAGGAAGTCGCCCAGGAACGCTCGTCGATGCCCTCGTCTTCGGAGACATAGGTCACGTCATAGCAGAGCGCGTCGCCGGTCACCGCGAAGGCGTCTTGGATCAGGCCCACGCTCCGCATGCAGTCGGACAGGGCGGCGCAGCGGGCACGGTGGACGGCCAGCGTCGTGTCGTCGGCGTTCGAGAAAAGGGTGACGCGGACAGAGCAATCGAAATTGCCGAGGCCTTCGGGGAGGTCGCCAGGAGCCCGGGCGGAGTCGCAGAGCACGACGGCCTTGGGCAGGGTCTGGGTCGCGGCGCTGTCACCCGTAAGGATGGCGACGCCGGCGAGTCCAGCCTGGGCGGTGAGATAGGTCGCGAGCGTGCCCTCGACGATGTGGCGGATGGATTTGGTAAAGGCCATGTTATTTGCGGTTAAATTTGTCGATAGGCTTACGCATGCGGTAACGCATCATAGCGGGCATCTGCTTCACGCGGTTGCCGTATACTAGGCCGAGGACTCCCGCGTCGTCGGCGATTGCGTTGATGTTGCCTAGGGTGTTGGTCACAGCAATTTCTGCGATCTTGTCGGTGAATGTCGTTACGCTAGTCCCAATAACTCTTGAATGCGAGGTAATCCATGTGGCCTTACGTAGCTCGGCTCCAGGCTCACCTTTCTGCCCGTTAGGCTCTTTTAGGCGCGGCAGGCTAGCCATTCCCTTTGCCCATCCTGACTTGATAACACCTACCATTTGCTGGCGACGCTCAATGTATTCTTTCAGCTCGTTCTTATCCTGGACAAGGAGTTTCGCAGAGACTGCTCGCTGGCCTTTCTTGATTCGACCCCCGAAGCGGGATTTTACCTGATCATGGATTGGACGTAGGTCTCGGACGAAGCCCTGTGTGCCATACTCGCTCTTTACAGGGTTGGCCCTGTTGAGGAAGTTCTTCGCCTTGGCAAAAGCCCTTTGCTTGTCGGCGTCGTTTGCAATCTTCGAGAGGATGCTGCGCTGGCCGAGCATGCCGGAGAGTTTGCCGCCGTCAGTGAGCCTAGTAAATGTTCCGAAGTCGCCAGTCTTCACGGCAAACGCAACTTGGTTGACCAAGTTGCCGGCAACGCCACGAGCTGAAGAGTCGTTTGCGGCCACGAAGATTTTGGAGATGTCTCCAGCCACGGCTTTAAGGCCTGCCTTTTTTGCGGAAGGGCTAAGCCCGTTGCCCCCGCCGCGGGGAAGGGGAGGGGTGAACTTGGCCGCGTCCTGACAGGCAAGCATGCCCTGCTCGAGCACGGCGTCGCGCATGGCGATGCCGGAGTTCTTAGCGAACTGGCGGCAGGCCTCCACGAACTCCGCAAGCGACTTCGGCTCGATGGAAACCTTTGAGGCCATTACTGGTTGTCGTCGATGACGACGAGGGTGACCCACGCCGACCCGGGCTTATAGGTCTGGGTCGTGATGCGGACGTTCTTCCCGCCGGCCACGATCTTCTTGCCCTGGGCGAGAGAGGCGATGGGGACGCCGCCGACGATGATGGCCGTGGATGCCCCCGTAGACCCGTCTGGAAGGCTCCAGGAGGCCGTTGCAGCGGGGATGCGGACATTGTACTGGGTTCGCTCCATATAGCCCCCAGCTTCGAGCACGGTCTGCACGGCGGGGTCGGAGATGAGGCAGGCGAATGTAATCGCTCCCGAGTTGGCCGAACCGGCCACGGCAAAATCGGCGACCATCTCCTTCGCGTCGGGTAGGAACTCAGAGTATAAACTCATAACCCTGCGGCCATTGGCAAACAGGCACAAAAAAGGGGCCCCTTGCGGAGCCCCCGTTTTCGATGTCAGGCCGCTTAGGCAGCGGTGACGTAGCGGACAGCACTCGTCCCGCGGCCCTTGTTCGCGCCGATGAGGATCTGAGCGATGCAACGGATGTTGCCCGTTTCAGCCTGACCGACGAGAACCTGGACGGAGAGACCCGACTCAGCCGTGGCGACGCTGGCGTTGAAGCCGG